TCCTTGCGCTTCGGTTCGTCAAAGGTTTCAGGCTGTTCAGCCTCCCCCTTTGGCGGCTCTGGAGCCTCGACACGATGGGAGTCCATCAGATCAGATTTTGCGTTCTTACTTGCCATAGATGGCCGACCTTTCCAAGGACCGGCTACGGACTCCAGAGCCTGAGCGGCTGCGGATTCATCACCCGTCCTAACAAAATTTTGAATTACGTCAGATTTGACACGAGTCACTAGGGGCATCTCTTTCTGAGCATTTTGAAGAATCTGAGGATCCTTGCGATGCTGACGGAGCCATGCGAGGGCCTTTGCAATCACATCATTAGCCATATCAGCCTGGATGTCTAGGGATGCATCTTTAGCCTCTCCGGGCTTTTCAGGCTTTGTAGCCTCATCTTTGAATGGGTTGTTTGGCCATTCCTTATCGGGGGCTTGGTCTAAAGCGCGTTTGCGGATCATGGTTGAACGCATGGGTGTACCTCTATACTGTAGAATCAGGAAGTGAACTAAGTTGTGGGGGTTCCTTGGCCCTCAGAACTCCCATGGCCTGTCCGATTCGCTCTGCCATGACCAAATTCCACGCTGTCGCAGCCTTGACCGGATCAGAAGTAATACAGTCCAAAGGCCCCAAAACTGTAGGGGAAGTTCCAGCGGGAGCGATGGGAAGTTGGGTCATGAAACGAACCGGGTAATTCATCATTTCGGTTGTGACGCCACGTAGAAATTCCTGAGATCCTAATTGAAATGCGAAAGAATTGTCATTTGGATCCGTGAATGTCCCGGCCATATTGACTCTTGGATCGCCGTATGCAGCTATGTGCATTCTATCTGTATTGTCGTTGACATCTGCGGCAGTGGGTCCAGTCGGGCCAACCGGTCCTTCAGGACCAGTCGGGCCGGTCATTCCGACCGCACCGGTCGCACCGTCTGCTAGGGAGCCCGTACCTCCGGCTCCACCGGCTCCACCAGGGCCTCCAGGACCACCGGGACCACCAGGGCCTCCGGGCATTCCGGTTCCACCCGTGGCTCCAGTGTTGCCTCTGGCTCCAGTCGCACCAGTGTACCCTGTGGCTCCAGGATTTCCTGTGAACCCATCAGTAGTTCCGGTTGCACCGGTATTACCTACTTCACCAGTAGCCCCTGCCCCACCCGTTGCTCCGGTCGATCCGTAAACACCGGATTGACCTGAGACGAATGAGGTTTGAAGGGTGACTGAGACGATTCCACCTAAATGCTGAACGACTGGGTGCAGTTTCATTGATTCTCCAGAGGAAAGCCGGGGGAACTGTTAATTCCCCCGGCCATATCCGTTACAGCTTGGTGGTCACCGTCAGGGCAACGTCAATCCACAAGAGGCTGAAGATCGGCTTCACTGTGAACGCAACGTGCAGCACAGTCGGGTCGTACTCATCGCGGGTAACCAAGAGGTTCTTGAAGCCCTCGATGATTTCCTGCTCAACCAGCGCCTTCAGGGTGGAGGTGGTGGTGACGGTCACGCTATTGATAGCGGACTGGAGCAGCTTGCGTCCGATGAACTGATCGAGGTTGCGACGAACGATCTTACGAACGGAGTCGATGATCAGGCGGCTGGTGGGTTCGCGCTTGAGCGGCGAAGAGTTGTCGGTGGTGACCCAGTGGCGGATCTGGAAGGCTCCAGAACGCTCCACGAGGCAGGTTAGACCATCCGCAGCCATCAGGTCCATGGTTGGATCGTCGTAGCGGCGGATCAGGCGGCTGAAGCCGACCATGTTCTGCTTGGTTAGGGTAGTGGCCACATCACCCGCAGGGTTCAGGACCATGCCAGTCATAGCGGCTGCGAGGAACTCGCCACCGACTGCGAACTCAGCGGACTTACCGGCCACATCAATCTCAAGGATTGCGCCAGGGGCACCAATGCCGATCATGCGCTCGGCCTTGAGGCTACGAGCCAATGCTCTCATGGTGTCTGGGGTGGCGTAGAAGTCATGGCCGTAGATGCCGATTGCTTCGCCGCTGTTGCGCTGGGCTCCCTGAGTCAGGAGGTGACGGTTCAGGTACTGAAGAACGACCGGGCTGGTGGTCATCGGGATGATCATATCGCACTTACGGTCAGAACCAGGAACTGGAGCGGCCAAAGAGGCGATGGCGGTCATGTAGGACTGATCGGCAGCGGTTTCGAGTCCGATGTCCTTACGGACTTGGATGCAGCCGAAGACCGTACCGCCATTCTGTGCGTACAGGCGAGTGGCCAGGGACAACTTGTTGGTTGCGTTAACTGGACCGTATTGCTTGATCGCATCAGCCGGGTTGGTGTAGATCTTTAGGGTCAGATCGTCATCAGTCTTGCGAGTGGTGTAGCTGACGTAGTAGAAGTCACCAACATGCGGCTCGGAACCGGCCTTGTTGTAGGTGTTGAGGATAGCGGTGTCGCCAGCCTTCATACCGTAAGTGTTGACGATCTTCACGCGCATACCGTATACATCGATGGTCGGAACCTGACCGGTGTAACGCTTCGCAGCGGAGTTTACGGTGAAGGTGATGACATCACCGGGTTGGAAGTGATAGCGAGGAGACGGAAGATCGGTGTAGCCGTAGGGGCCGTCCAGCACATCGTCTGGGTTCAGGATCGTGAAGTTCACGCCAGTATCCAGGTCGTTGTAAGTCTGGTTCAGCCAACCAACCGTTCCCACAGAAGTGAGAGGATCGGAGTTGGGGCCTACCGGAGTAGTAGCTCCACCAGTGCGTCCGAGGCCATCGGCCAGGGCGTCCTGAGAGGTGCGGCTGGAAGTAACCTTGTAGCGAAGAGCCAGTGGGGTTGTTACAGCGTCAACACCGTCAGTGAAGAGGTCGCCAATCATCGTAGCGGCAGTCCCGGTCAGTACGGAAGAAGGAGTGGCCTTGTCCGCAATGATGATTCCAGTTTCAGTGGTAGTCGGGGTGTGAGCCACGAATAGGTTTTGGATTTCCTGAAGGGTGCGAAGAGCATCACTTACCTTACGGATGTTGACAGTCACGGTCTTCGGAGTGACGCCAGAGTTCACAACAATTGCGCCAGCACCATCCGCACCGTTACCGGCACCTGGATCCGCAAAGATGACCTTTACGTTGCTCTGAGTCTGGTCACCAACGGTGGTGGTGTAGAAACGCAGGTTGGTGTTGTTGGTCACAGCGTCAATGCTGCCGGGGGTTGCGGGGGATACGAGGAAGGTATCTCCGTCATCCTGGAAGGTAAGAGTGATGGTTTCGTCGGGAGACTGACCACCCACACAAGTCAGGTCAGGGAAGCTGTAGGGCCACTTGATCCCCGAGATAGTGAAATCTGCTTCGGTGACAGCGTTAGTGCCGTTCTGGATAACCGGCAGGACGTTACCAAGTTCGTCCTGGATGGTGTAGGTGCCCTGACCAACGATTCCGGGGAGGTCCACAGTGAAGGTGAAGGTATGATCATTCAGGATGTTGCGGTAGTAGCTGGCATAAACCAGATTTCCAGCGCCCGGAGGAGAGTATAGCTTGAAGGTGCCGGTGGCCCCGAAAAGCTGGATCACGCGAACCTCACCGGCTAAGAGAGCATCGTGAGGGTCGGTTCCGACATACACATGAATGAGTGCCGGATCGTTGGTCACGCGGCCCGTACCGTTGCCTTCGGTCGGAACGTCAGGTAGCGTGTAAGTGGTGTTGATTCCATCGATGGTTCCTTGGCAAGCCATGAGGAACATGCGCTGGTCCACAATGGTGGTGGTCATCACGCTGGCATCGAATGGGTTGAACCCTGCGGTCCACACACCGGTTTCGATGCTAGAAGAGGCACCCCACTGGATACGAGCGTTTTTACCGGCTGGCTGTTCGAGAACGTAATCAACGGTGTTGATGAAGTCTTCGCGGTCGGGGCCGAAGCCAACCAGATCCAGGGTTGCGACATTGCTGGCTGGCAGCAGATCGTAAGTATCCTGGTAGGTGTTGGTGTAGTAGGTGACTGTGAAGGTCTGACCGGCCAAGACGGGGTTCGTCATGGTGATCGTTCCGCTCATGCCGTCCACGGCCTTGATCGGAACAACCAAGTTGTTGACCTTGGCAGTTAGGAAGTTCGGGTTAGTGGTGACAACACCACCATTCGAGCCATCTACCACGGGGACGCTCTTCAGTTTGAAGACGGTATTGCTGGTCGGACCATCGCCGCCATCGAAGAAGGCAGGGGTCTTGGCCAAAACCGGGGTGTCGGCTACTGCATCCAGGGAGCCAGCAGTCTGAAGGGTGATGTACCCGCTAGGAGTTGGAATGCCAACTTCAATCAGATTGGCCAGATCGCCGTAAGTACGGAGGCTGAAGATGCGGAGACCGGTGTTCAACAGAGTTGGAGTGTTGATAGTCTGGTTGACCACGGTTGCGGCAGTATTCAGGGTAATTTCAGTGGCAGTAAGGTTTGTGATGTAGTGGTGAACACCTGCTGCGGTGGTGTTGGTCCCACCGGTAGTGCTGAAGATAACGGCGTCTCCCTCAACCACACCCTCATCAATCCAGCTACCGGACGCACGAGTAATGGTCTTACCTGCGGCGGCGAAGGTTAGGGACGCACCCATGGCGGTGAAATCTGGGGCACGTTCGGCGCGGAGCAACTCGATGTTGATGTCGTTCGTGCCAGCACCCATGACGGCGAAGGCATCGGACTTGACTAGCTGAGTGGCGGCAGTTGCGCCAGCGCCACCGAGGCTGATGAGACCGAGCTTAACATCGGAACCCAAAGCGCCCGGAAGAGTCAAGGTCAGGTTGGCGGTGTTGTCTGTCCAGGTCGCATAAGACGGGATCTGATCAGAGAGGTCTTCGTCAGTGATGGCGGTGTCCATGCGCTTGAAGTAGTAGGTGACCTCAAGCTGGGTGCCGGGGACGTAGATGCTGTGCAGGACGAACGAGCCAGCCGCCCCGTTCAGGTTGGTGACGGTGGCGGGAACGCCATCGGCCAAGACCTTGATGTCGGTTGGAGTGTTGGTCGTGGTACCAGTGCCATCGCCGCGAACCACTGGGAAGTACCCCAACTGGAATTCGCGGGTGAAACCGGTGATCTGGTCGGAGATGTTCTCCTTGACCACCAGATCGTCGGCCACGGCGCTGGAGCCACGGTGAAGTTCGATGTTCTTGAAGCTGAAGGTCTCTTGGCCCTCACCGATGAAGATCGGGATACGCAGATCTCCAAAGAGGATAATGCCGGGATCTTCAACGACTTCCCTCGTGTATACGCCGGGTTTTGTGTACTGTTCAAAAAGTGCCATGTGGTCTCTCCCTTATGGTTGTCTTTTGCGGAATGCTCCAACCTGTTTAAAGTCGGTTCAAATCAGCAAGCGGAAGTCAACTTCTTTTTCACTTACATTCCGCTACTTATAATTCTCCCCTCAGTCTTTGTCGGGGAATCCGGTCTGGCTGAGGGCTTCATTTACTTCTGTTCGGGTTACCTTCTCGGACTCT